ATGTCAAAAGTTTCCACAGAGAGTCGTGGAGAGAAGTTGGTTGGCATTAATTTTAATCCATCTAGAGATAATGATGTTGACACAGTAAAACGCGCGTGTGCGTACTTGATTGATGTAATTGAAAAGCATCGCGAGAATTGCATGCATGATGGAAGCTTGACCACAAACAAAGAATTTTTGATGAACCATGCTCTTGGTGAGATTATCAATGCGCAGATGAATGTTGTTAAGGTGCTTACTTTTACAGAAGATGGAAGTAAGTAAAGTTGAAAAAAAGTACAGATTGACTCATTATGACCTGGTTAAATATCAGGTCATAACTGAGTTTGTGTTCTTTAAGAAAGAGAATCTTATTGACACTGATCTGGAACTACTTACGCTTTTGGCACTTGAAGGACCTATTGATTTAACTAAGTTTTGTAACACTGTGGTTAAGAAAACATATCCTGAAATAAACCCAGAAGAATTTGGAGTAAGGGCGCAGAACATACGTAATAAGTTAACTAAACTTGAGAAACGTGGTATGATACGCAAATCTGAGGCATATAAAAAGACAATAGAAATTGCTATGTCAGTTCCTGTTTTAAAGTCTGGTAATGTAATGTTGGACTACAAATTTCTAGCACTTGCGACCAGTTAAACGTAAACAGATTTCTGAAAAAGTTGCAGAAAAGTTAAATTTATCTGTTGAGACAGTTGATGAAATAATATCATGTTATTATAATTCTATTCAAAGACAACTTAGTAATTTAGCTTATCCACAAATTTCTGTAGGATTTCTGGGTACTTTTTTTATTAAACGTAACAAGTTAGAAAACAAGTTAATGATATATGAAAAAGCACTTGCAAAATTGGAAGATATTATTGAACCAAATCTATCACAATTCAAATCAATCAAAGAACTAAAAGAAGACATCTTGAAATTTAAAAGTATGATTGAAATGCTTGATGAAATGGATGATAAAAAGATTACAAAGAACAACGAAAAACAAATTTATAAACTTAAAAATTATGAGTCTAATAAACCTGTGGAAACAAAAAGGAAAGATATTTGAAGGCGTGAAAAACAGCATCTTCAAGCAAGAGCATATTGAAGAAATTGCTAGATCAAGAATGCTTATATGTGAGGATTGTTTTTTTATTGATAAGGAAGGTTCTAAATGCTACATGCCTGGCACGCAGCCATGCTGTGGGGATTGTGGTTGCAAATTATCATTTAAAACACGATCTTTATCATCAGAATGTCCAAAAGGAAAATGGGATGCTGTCACTTCAGAAGAAGAAGAAGAAGCTATTATTAACAGTATAAAAGATTAAGTATGTTAACATTTGAACCAGAGCATCATAAATATACTTCACTTGATCCTAATGATAAAACAAACTGGATAAGTGTCACAACCTTAATAAGTTTTTTCAAGCAACCTTTTGACGCAAAATCAATATCAAAAAAAAGTTCTAAAAGTAGCAAGAAGTGGCAAGGTATCCCACCAGATAAAATACAAGAAATATGGAAAGCTGAAGCCAAGCGTGCAACAGATTTAGGAACATGGTATCATGATCAACGTGAACATGACATAGTATCATGTGATACTATCAATCGCCATAATTCTAATCTTCAAGTTATTAGACCAATGCTAAATGATAAAGGATATAAAATAGCATCTTCGCAAAAGCTACTTGTTGGTATTTATCCTGAGCATCTTGTGTATGTTAGATCTGTTGGTGTTTGTGGTCAATCAGACTTAGTTGAAATTGCACATGGTAAAATACACATCACTGATTACAAGACAAACAAAGAGATTAAGCTAAAATCATTTGTAAATTGGGAAGGAATTTCTCAAAAATTAAATCAACCTCTTTCACATCTAGATGATTGTAACTACTTTCACTATGCATTACAACTTTCTGCATATATGTATATGATTCAAAAACATAATCCAAAACTACAACCAGGCAGTTTGATCTTGCATCATGTTGTGTTTGAAGTAGAAGGAGAAGATGAATATGGTTATCCAATTGTCAGTCGCACTGCACAAGGAGATCCAATTGTCAAAGAAGTAATACCCTATGAACTTCCCTATTTAAAAGAAGAAATTGTTGCATTATTTGAATGGCTGAAAAATAACAAAAATGAGATATTAAATTTCTCAAAAAATAAAAAATAATGATTAAATTATTTGATATACAAAATAGTGTAATAGTACCAACAGAACACTGTTATTCACTCAAGGCTTTAAAAGACATAATGGATAAGTATCCTGATGATTTTTTAAAAATCTATCAGTATTTGTTCTACATGACTTGTCCTAATCCTGATGTCAATCCATTTTTTGATGTACGTACACATGAAAAAGAAGAACTTATACTTACACAACTTCAAGCAGAATTTTCTACTGAAGATGAGGATATTTTTATTGCTTTGGAATTCTGCAAAAAGTTGTATGAAACACCTTCGTACAGGGCTTACATGGGTATCAAATCTATGTTGGATCGCCTTGCTACATACATGGAACATACCCCAATACACCATGGTCGTGATGGTAATATCACACCGCTGGTCAATGCAGCTGCAAAGTTTGAACAGATACGTGGCTCGTATAAAGGAGCATATAAAGACCTCATGGAAGAGCAAAAAAGCACAGTCAGAGGAGGACAAAATCTTGCATACGATCAATTCTAAAACCATGGAACAATTTATGTTTTTTGTAAAAGTAGAACACATAACAGAAGGACTGTTAATACAAAGAGACTTACCATGTGTGCCCTCAAAAGGCGACTGGATAGAACTTGGAAAAGAAAATTATGTAGTTAAAAATGTTTCTTGGAACTTTTCTGACAGAAGAACAGTAACTTTATTGGTTGATAGACCAAAATTTTAAGATGTATAGAGAGATACCCACATACGATTGCAATCTTAAAGAGTGGAGTTACACTTCTTTTGAGACACAAGAAGATCTTGCTGATTATGTTGAAAGCATATTTAAAGAACCTGGCAAATATGAATTTGATGAATGCTCTGTAAATTTTAATGCAGAAGGTAGAAAGTTTAATAAAGATAGAGTTTATTGTATTGCACCAGAACGTTCAAAAGACTTTGTAGAATATTGGAATACAGAAAAGAATAAATGCAGAAATGGAGTAATATATAAACACAATAGTAAGACTTGGTATTTACCACGTGATTACTATATGTGGTTAAACTTTTTACCAATCTATAATAAAGAAGTAAATAAGTTTACTTTTGCTGATGTGCGTGATGCACAGTATCACATGGCATTATATGAAGAGTTAGCAAAGTTAAAAAATAAACATGCTGCTATTCTTAAGAAACGTCAAATTGCTTCTTCTTATTTTCATTCAGGAAAGATTGCAAATCTGTTTTATTTTGAAGAGGGTTCTGTATCCAAAATGGCAGGATCATTAAAAGATTACATCAATGAAAAAGGTACATGGCGTTTTCTTGAAGAGTATCGTAACTTTTTAAATAAACATACTGCATGGTATCGTCCATGTAATCCAGACAAGGTTCTTAACTGGGAACAGAAAGCTGAAACCACACAGGGAGGTAGAAAGGTGGATATTGGTTTGAAGTCAGTTATATTTGGATTGGTTCTTGAAAAAGATCCTACAAATGGTGTAGGTGGTCCATGTACTTTATTCTTTCATGAGGAAGCAGGAATTGCCCCAAAGATGAACATTACTTTAGAGTACCTTTTACCAGCCATGAAATCTGGTATGATGTATACAGGTATGTTTGTAGTGGCAGGTTCTGTAGGTGATTTAGATCAATGTGAACCTTTAAAAGAATTAATACTTAACCCTGACTCAAAAGATGTTCTTGCAGTAGCAACAGATCTGCTTGATGATAAAGGCACTAGAGGATTTTGTGGATTGTTTATACCAGAACAATGGTCAATGCTTCCATGTATAGATGAGTATGGAAATTCACAAGTAGAGAAAGCATTAGAGATGATTCTNCTTGAGCGTGAAGACTGGAAGAAAAAAGTTAAACCTGAAGATTATAGATTGCGTATTTCTCAGAAACCTATTAACATTAAAGAGGCTTTTGATTATAGAAAAGATGCAAGGTTTCCAGAACATCTTGTAGCACAGCAAATTAGACGCATAGAGGAAAAACAATATCCTACAGAATATGTTGATTTGATATGGGAAGATGATAAGATTATACAACAGTTCACGCGTAAGCTTCCAATCATGGAATTTCCAATCTCTCCAAAAACAGAGAATAAAGAAGGTGCAATAATAATCTATGAGAAGCCAATTGAGAATCCTAAGTTTGGAACATACTATGCATCTATTGACCCTGTGTCAGAGGGTAAAACAACTACATCTGAATCTTTATGTTCTATCTTTGTTTACAAAACTTCACAAGAAGTAAAAGTGCATAAAAAAGATGGAACAGTAGAGATAAGAATGGAACGTGATAAAATTGTAGCTGCATGGTGTGGTAGGTTTGATGACTTAAAGAAGACACATGAACGTCTTGAGTTAATCATACAGTATTATAATGCGTGGACCATTGTTGAAAATAACGTTCATTTGTTTATACAATACATGATTTCAAAACGCAAACAGAAATACCTTGTGCCTAAAAATCAAATCATGTTCTTGAAAGAACTGGGTAGTAATAACAATGTGTTTCAAGAGTATGGTTGGAAAAATACAGGTACAATGTTTAAGTCAAATCTTGTATCTTATGCAATACAATTTCTTGAAGAAGAGATTGATACAGAAACAAAACCAGATGGAACAATAACAAAGGTTACATATGGTGTAGAAAGGATACCTGATTTAATGTTGTTAAAAGAAATGCAAGCATACAGAGATGGACTTAACGTTGACCGTTTGGTAGCATTCTGTGCGTTAGTCGCATTTGCACAAGTACAAGAATCAAATAAAGGATTTGGAAAACGCACAGAGCATGAAAACACTGATCATTTGCAAAACCCAAATAAAAATAGTAACTTATTAGTGAGTCCATTTCGTCATATTGGCAATTCTACAAATACTGCAGAATCAGCACTTATGAGGAAACCTAGGAATCCATTTAAAAACATGAGATAATATGCAAGTATTTAACGCACTGCAACTTAAGAATGGCGCCAAAGTTGAAAGTAACAGAATGGGTACATTTACTCAACCTGTACAATTTTTAAGAACATCAGAAAAAGACGAAGCATGGGGTGCTTGGAATATGGATTGGTTTGAGATGCAAGGTCTAAAGCAAATACGCAGAAATGCTAGACGTTTGCTAAAGAACTACAAATTGGCCAATGGTATTATTGACAAGACAGACTATATTGTTGAAGAAGATAATGACATGGCAGAACTTATTGATGTTCTGACAAAAGAAGATGTGTCTGCATTTGAGTTAAAGTTTTTTCCAATTATACCAAACGTTATAAATGTAATGGTTGGTGAGTTTGCAAAGCGCAATGATAAAATCATGTACAAATCTGTAGACGATGCATCATACAATGAGATGCTTGAGGAAAAACGTGCAATGCTTGAACAAACTTTATTGTCTGCAGCAGAGGGAAAGATGCAAGCAAAAGTTCAGGAAATGGGACTTGACATGAACAATGAAGAGCAAGCACAACAAGCTCAGCAAATGATGTCACCAGAAGCTATAAAAACATTACCAGAAATAGAAGAATTTTTTAAGAAGAACTATAAATCATTAATAGAAGAATGGGCAGGACATCAGCATAATGTTGATACAGAACGCTTTAATCTTAAAGAGCTTGAAACTGTTGGATTTAGAGATAGTCTTGTTGCAGATAGAGAATTTTGGCATTTTAATATGCTTGAAGATGACTATGAACTTGAAGTATGGAATCCAGTTATAACATTCTATCATAAATCTCCAGGAGCTAGATACATATCACAATCTAATTTTGCAGGTAAGGTTGATTTAATGACACCAGCAGACGTAATTGATAAATATGGATATGCTATGTCAGGAGAACAGTTAAAGAGCCTTGAGGCTATTTATCCTGTAAAATCTGCAGGTTACATTTTACCAGGTGTACAAAATGATGGTTCATTCTACGATGCCACGCGCTCACATGAGTGGAATGTTGATGGTCCATCATTGGGAATGCGTCAGTTTACTTCTTATCGCGATACTGTTAATAGTACTGGTGATGATATAATTCTTAGAATTCTTGCAGAGTCTGAAGACTTAATGGATTTTGATAATACTGGTCTACTACGTGTTACAACATGTTATTGGAAGTCTCAGAGAATGGTTGGTCATATGACTAGAATTGATGAAACAGGTATGCTTGTGGATTTAATTATTGATGAGAATTATAAAGTTACTGAGAAGCCAGTTTATGACACAAAGGTTATTAAGCAAAAGTCACGTGACACNCTTGTCTTTGGNGAGCATATAGATTGGATATGGATTAACCAAACATGGGGTGGTGTAAAGATTGGNCCTAATAGACCAACGTTCTATGGTAACACAGACAACCTTAACTTTTCTCCTATNTACTTAAACGTAGCACCAGTAAAATTCCAATTCAAAGGAGATTTTACATTNTATGGTTGTAAGTTACCAGTAGAAGGTGCTATATTCTCAGATAGAAANACTAAGTCACGTTCTATGGTTGACAAAATGAAACCATATCAAGTTGGATATAATCTTGTAAATAACCAAATAGCTGATATCTTAATTGATGAATTAGGTACTGTTATTATGTTGGATCAAAACGCATTGCCACGTCACTCTGCTGGTGAAGATTGGGGACATGGTAATTTTGGTAAAGCGTATGTTGCTATGAAGAACTTTGGTATATTACCTCTTGATACATCAATTACAAATACTGAAAATGCATTGAACTTTAATCATTATCAAGTACTTAACCTAGAGCAAACAAATAGATTAATGTCAAGGATACAACTTGCTAATCATTTTAAACAACAGTGTTTTGAAACTATTGGTTTATCACCTCAGCGTATGGGTGCTGTAAATGCACAAGAAACAGCGCAAGGTATAGAACAAGCTATTAATCAAAGTTATTCTCAGACTGAGATGTATTTTGTACAACATTCAGAATACTTAATGCCACGTGTACATCAAATGCGTACTGACTTAGCTCAGTATTACCACTCAACCAGACCAAGTCTTAGACTTCAGTATATGACAACTATGGATGAGAAAGTAAATTTTGAGATGAATGGTACAGAACTTTTGGCAAGAGAGTTAAATATCTTTATCTCTACCAAAGTCAATCAACGTCAGATAATGGAGCAGATACGTCAGTTGGCTATACAGAATAATACATCTGGAGCATCTATTTATGATTTAGGTAATTTGATTAAAGCTGATTCACTTGCAGAAATAACACATACTCTTAAAGCGGTTGAAGAGAAAGTTCAAGGTCAACAACAACAACAAATGCAGTCTCAACAACAATCTGAACAAATGCGTCAAGATGGTGAAAACAAACGTCAAGATGCTGAACTTCAGTACAAAGCAGAACAAGCACAACTTGATAGAGATACAGAAATTCAAGTTGCTGAAATACGTGCAGCAGGATTTACTGGTATGAAAGATCAGAATCTTAATCAGCAAACTGACTACATTGATACGCTTGAATATCTTGACAAACGTAGAGAAAGAGATAGAGGTCAAGCAATTGATGAAAGTCGTGAGACTAATAGAATGGTTGAAACTCAAATGAATGCTGATATAAAACGTCAAGAGATACAATCACGTAGAGATATTGCAGATAAGCAAGTACAAATTGCTCTTGCAAACAAGAATAAGTATGATGTTAAAGATACAAACAAGAAGAAAAAATAGTCTAATAGCTATATAGTGTCAAAAATCTTTACTAAGCATCATTGCTAGTTTAAATTTTTGAAGTTTATTTGCTAACTTATTATTGAAGGAAGAAGAAGAAAAAACCAAAAAACAAATTGTATGGAAGAAATAACAAAAGCAATGACTGATCCACAAGAGGTGAATTCAGTAACACTTGAAAACATTGATGACTTTTTACCTTTACCAGGTGCAGACAGTGTGGTTACAACAGATGAAGAAGAAACTAAAACAGTTTTTTCAAAAAATGATAAACCAACTGACTTTAGTTTCATTGACAAAGATGATGAAAACACTAAGGTAACTAAAGAAGAAGTTGATGAGGCATTGTCAGAACTAGATGGCGCATTTAGCGAGGATGATGATTCAAGCAAAGTAGGTAGAAAGAAGATTGACAAAAGTGGAATGGTTGAAACATTCTCAAAACTTATTGAAGAAGGCGTCTTAATGGGTTTTGAAGATGACAAGTCCATGGATGAATACTCTATAAAAGATTGGAGAGAATTAATCCAAGCAAATATAGATGAAAAGGAGAGAGCCTTACGTGAGCAAACTCCAAAAGAGTTCTTTGAAGCATTACCTGAAGAGTTGCAATATGCAGCTCAGTATGTAGCAAAAGGTGGAAAGGATATGAAAGGATTGTTTAGAGCACTGTCACAAGTAGAAGAACAACGTTCATTAGATCCTGGAAATGACGAACATCAAGAAATGATTGTACGTCAATACTTACACGCTACTAATTTTGGAAGTGGTGATCAAGCATTAATTGAAGATCAGATTGAAGAGTGGGTTAATAGTGGCACAATAGCCAAACGCGCAAATCAATTTAAACCAAAATTAGATGACATGCAATCAGAAGTGTTACAGTCTAAACTTGCACAACAAGAGCAGTTTAAATTGCAACAACAACAGCAAAAGGAAATGTATATGGATAACATATATAATACTTTAAAGCCAGGTGATTTGAATGGTGTAAAGGTAGACAACAAGCGTCAAAAGTTCTTATGGGAAGAATTGACCACTTTGAAATATGAAAGTCTACAAGGAAAACCAACAAATCTTTTGGGTAGATTACTTGAAGAGTATCAATTTAGCAATAGTCCTAGATATGACCTCATCGCTGAAACGTTATGGTTATTGTCAGATCCAAATGATTACAAGGAACAGATAAGAAAACAAGGACGTAGTGAAGCAACACAAGAAACTGTAAAAAAATTAAAAACTGAAGAAGCAAGAAAATTATCTTCAACAGTAACAGAAGAAAAAGAAGTTCAAAGTTCAAGACCTTCATTAAAGAAACCACGCAATATTTTTGCAAGATAAAAATTTATTAACTCTAAATACAACAAAAAATGGCAACACCAGTTTTAAACAACGGTCTGTTTCTGAGAGACACAAGCTACAAAGTTTCGTCTCACCTAGATTCATACCACCTAGTAAACATGCTGAAGTCTGCAGAACCTATGGATTTGGGTCCTGTTGATCTTTGGGCAATGTCTCAAAAAGTAGAAATGCCTCTTTACCAAATGTCTTCATTTGGAGGTAAGAACACAATTTTGGTAGACACACCACGTGGCGAGTACAAGTGGCAAACTCCAATTGTGCAAGACCTTCCTTATATTACTGAGGATATTGAATCAGCTTCTGCTATTCTTGGTCAAGATGGTACTACCTTCAAGATCAAACTAAACAGACGTGTATTTGGTCATGGTGATATAATCACTTATGACAAGTATAAAGGTTTGGAGATGTACATCGTTGCTGATGACATTCTTCCTTCTGCTGATGGATTTATCTACACTGTTCAACTTGTTAACAATAACAACAGTGCATCTTTGGATCATAAGTACTTAAAACCAGGAACTAAATTCTTTAGAAAAGGTTCTGCGCGTGGTGAGTATGGAGAAAGATTCTCTGACATTGGTGAATTGACAAATGGATACCGTGAGTACTACAACTTTGTTGGTGGTGCTGAAGCTCACGTACACTATTCAGTATCTTCTCGTGCAGAGATGATGATGAAAGGTGGTTTAAATGCAGATGGTTCAGTTCCTGTAACTGAAATCTGGAGAACATTTGACAAAAATCTTGATCCATCTATCGCAAACATTGACCAAATGTTAGCAGTTATGGGTAAAGAGTATATCAAAAAAGCATATGACAATGGATCATTGACACGTTCTTTCTTGACAAAAATGGAAGCTGCTCACTTGACTAAGATTGCTACAGATATTGAAACTTACTTAATGTGGGGTCAAGGTGGTAAGATTAAACAAGATGGTCCAGATGACATGAGATTATCTGTTGGACTTTGGGCACAGTTAGACAACTCTTACAAAAGAATCTACAACAAATCAGGATTTACTCTTGACTTGTTCCGCTCTGAGATCTTTAACTTCTACAATGGTAAAGTTGAGTTCAAAGGACCAGATCCACAACGTAACTTGATTGTACAAACAGGTATGGCAGGTATGAAAATGATCAACCAACAAATCAAGAGAGAAGCGTTTGGTACAGGTCTTACTGTCAACATGGATCAATCAGGTGTTGGTGCTATCTCTGGTAACAGTGCAATGGACTTGAACTTTGGATTTGCATTTACAAGCTACACAATTCCTTTCTTGGCAAATGTGAAATTTGTATTGAANCCNGCATTTGACAATGTTCACACTAACGATATTGAAAACCCAATCATTGATGGTTTCCCATTATCTTCTTACAACTTTATTATCTTTGACATCACTGACAACACAAATGACAACATCTTCTTGTTGAAATTGAAATGGGACAGTGAGTTAAAATGGTTCTACCAAAATGGTACTATGGACTACATGGGACGTTCACAAGGATTCCAGTCTTCTGGAAACTTTAATGGATATCGCGTTATGATGTCTCAGACAATGCCATCTATTTGGGTTAAAGATCCAACTAAAGTGTTGAAGATAGTTATGAGAAATCCAGTGACTGGAGGATCATTCTAAGGACGCTCCACCTCCTCAATATCAGATGTGAATCTGATGGAAGCAAACGCCAAGAGAGTAAAATCTCTTGGTTCTCTTGAAAGCAACACCTTGGCGTGGTTCAGGAGCTTAGGCAGAAATGCTGACTAACGTTGCAAACTAATAACTTAAAAAAAAAATCATGGCAAGAACACCTCAATTAAATTTTGAAAATTCAACTTATTTTGAATCATTGGTAGCAAATGGTGCTGTTGCATCTGTCATCAATAATACACAAGAAACATATATCATTGTAACAACAGCTTTAATAAATGGTAATGCAATATCATTTGAAGATGCTATTATAAATACTGAGGATTTTTTAAGTTATGCTGTAGGAACAAACAGTGGTGGTAGTATTTACACAAATGGATTTAGAATAATTGGACCATTGGCTGAAAATATTACATTACCTGTTGGAGCAAATGTCCAATATACTGGACCATTAGCAATAGCAAGTGGATACACATTAACTATCCCTGTAGGAACAACTTTAACAATCGTATAAACTTAAAAAATAAATAAGATGAGTACAATAAACGTAGACATAGTTTCTCCTCAGTCTGTTGCAAACGTAACAGTAAGTAGTGGGTTAAATGTAACAGGTGATATAATGAGTTCACCAGGAGGTTTACCTTCAGTAGGAGGAATAAAAGTTGGAGGAGCTAGCAATGGAATAATTCAGATTTCTAATTACAATGTATTAGGTTCTCTGGGTGGTGGTACAGTAGCTATCGGTAATACTGGACAACCAACAGGAGCTGATAACATTTTGATAGGAAGGCTTCCAGGTCAACAATTAACAACAGGTACATTAAATGTTTGTGTTGGAGCTTTAGCTGGCAATCAACTTAGTACTGGTGGGGGAAATGTTTTTATTGGTACTAATTCTGGAGCTACTAATTCAACAGGTCAAAATAATACATACATTGGATCTAATGCTAATCAATATTTAGATACTACTGGAAGTAACAATATATGTATAGGTGCTGCATCTGCTATACCAGCATTAAATTCAGCTAACTCTATTACATTAGGTAATGCAGCTAATAATGTATTACGTTGTGCTGTAACAAGCATTACATCCTTGTCTGATTCTAGAGATAAGAAAAATATTGAAGAATCTACTTATGGCCTTGATTTAATTGAGTCTCTTAAACCTGTTACATTTGAATGGGACACTAGAGATGGTGCTAAGAAAGATATTAAAGACTTAGGTTTTATAGCACAAGATTTAAAAGAATTAGATGATGATTATTTAGGATTAGTGTATGATGAAAATCCTGAGAAATTAGAGGCATCTTATGGTAAATTGATTCCTGTCTTAGTTAAAGCTATTCAAGAGTTATCAGCAGAAGTTAAAGAATTAAAAAATAAATAAAATGAGTACAATTTATGTAGATCAGGTTTTGAATGGAGTTTCATCACCAACAAATACAATTTTTCCTGTTAATATCAATGGAGCAAATGTAAAAGTAATACCTAATAATTTAGGTGATAATGTTAGTATAGGTATTGGTAATGGAGCTTTAGCTGCCTCTACATTAAATACTGAATTAAATAATACAGCTTTTGGATTTAGGGCTTTATTAAATTGTAGCGGAGATGATAACACAGCTGTTGGTAATGCGGCATTACAGACAATTACTGGATTTGGATCTGGTAATAATACTGCTATAGGACAAAATGCAGGATATGGAATGACAGGATCTCAAAACTGCATTTTTATTGGTCGAGGAAGCACAGGTTCTACACCTACAGCTATTAATGAAATAACATTAGGAAATTCTGCAAATACAGTTATTAGAGCTGCTGTAACCACTATTACATCATTGTCAGATGCTAGAGACAAAAAAGATGTTAAGGATTTAAGTACAGGTTTAGAGTTTGTAGAAGCCCTTAGACCAGTTGAGTTCACATGGAACGATAGAGATGAAAATGGTAGACATGATATAGCTGATTTTGGATTCATAGCACAAGATTTAAAGAAAGCACAAGAAGATGCTGAAAAAGCAGAAGTTCTTAAACTTGTCTACGAAGAGAATCCAGAGAAACTTGAAGCTAGTTATGGTAGATT